GCTAAAGATTGACTTATAACTGCTTGCTTCAATCTTTCTCTGTACTCATTGGCTATAAAATAAGCGTACCTAAGTTGGTATCTTCTTCCTATTGCCGTGTTGGATGGAGGTAATCTCATCCTTTGGTCTAACTCTCGTATCCAGATATCCACAAACTATCTCCCCTTATTCTTTATAAAGGAACTCACAAGGCTATTTTGTCCTCTGTCAAAAGCTTCTAGAATGTATTTTGGCGCTTTGAGGCTTTCTAGATATCTCTTTATCTGAGCGGTTTCTTTCTTAGTGAAGCCTTCTGTCAGATCAATTTTAATGTTCTTCTTTTTCTCCAACCAAGCCGCACACCTATTGAATAGTTTCTTCTCATAAGCTAGCATGATTGGTTTTGGAGCTTTAGCGCTTTCTAACATCTTACCCATAAGTTTGACTGTGTCTTCGTTGTAAGGTAGGATATTTAGAGTTTCTACAACCTCTTCTTCCTCATCATCTGGATCCTCTTCTTCCTCATCATCTGGATCCTCTTCTTCACCGTCAAAATAGTCGTCTTCGTCTTCTACGGTGATTTCTATTTCAACGTCTTCAAGGTCTTCTAAGTCCTCTAGATCTTCGCCCTCTTCGTCTTCTATATCTGGGTCTTCTTGCTCCAATACGGGGTTTAAAGCTACCCCACAAAATTCACAGTAATTGGAGTTTTCATGAAGTGAGCTTCCGCATGCTGTACACTCATTTTTCAGTTTGACTAACGACTCTCCGCAAGAAAAACAGAACTTAGACTCCGACGCATTAAAGGTTCCACAAGAACATCTCACCTTCTTCTCTCTTACAGGCTTTCTCTTTCTTGTGGAGCTCTCATTTAATGCTCTAAACAAGCCATTCGCTTTCATCGTCTTTCCTCCTATCTAGTAGCAAAGAATAGTGATATATCTCCGCCTAACCTATCTTCCAGTATTCTTCTTTCCTCTAACCCCTCGTTCTTTAAAGCTTCCCCATTCATCTCCACAGGGGCGGAAGGTACTCTGACTTTACTTCTTATCTCCCCTTCAGTTATCTTGAGGAGAGCCAGAGCGTAGTCAAAACACCACTGTTGGTAAGTATTGCTCATACTTTCTACGTCTGTTCTCGATATAGCTTCTATAGTGTAAGGTCCAGAAAACCCTGAAACCATAAGCTTATTGTCTTTAAACTCCCAGTCTTTAACCACAGCAGACTGAATCTCTGACCTTTGAATATTTCTAGCTAGAACTTGTGTTAGATAGTTAGGGTCCTTTGCCACCCTAGCTACATTTACAACCGCAAAAGGGTCTATGTCTTGGTGGACTAGCCTTCTTCTGCTTATCATGCCAGGGAATACTCTTAAAACCGCCATGATATTGTAGTCTGTAAGATCTGTAGAGTCTCCGCTACCTTGAATAAATGTGGTTTCCCTTAGATAAGGTTGTATCTTTTCTAAGGTCTGTTCAATTAGGTCTGTTATGGTTTCGTCAGGTGTGTAAATAGAAACTACTGGGAACCCTAACCTTCTTTTCAACCTATCGACTATTCTGTTCCCAGGAAAGAAGGTGTTCCCCATCCTTTACTACACCTCCTGAATTGCTTTGATGGCTTTAGCCTTCGTGAATTTACCTTTAATCTCAAGCTCTAACAAATCGAAGAGGTCTTTTAGTTCCTTGTCTTTCAACTCATCAAGACTCCTACCAGCAAGAATCTCATCTCTTATTTGAGCTTTCGTTGGTTCTGGTTCTTTGTCGTTCTCAGGTTTCTTATCTTCTAGAGGTTCTTTATCGACTTCAGGTGTCTTATCCTCTTGAGGTTCCAAACCCTTCTTGCCCAAGTCAATCTTTTCCTGCTTCTCAACCTTCTTTTGCTCTAAGATAGGTCTAAGAAGTATGCCTACTCTAGCCATCTCTTTGTAGGCTACAACTTGCTCGTCTTTCAGAGGTCCTAAGAACAAAGCATTCTCTTCTCCTGGAAGTAGTCTGGTTTTGTTCACCCTACCGCCAATTGAAACTTCCACCGCATTCTGGTTCACGTTTATCAATTTGTAATTCAAGATCTTCTCTCCTCTCCGGGGGTTAGTCAGAGGAGGGGACTTGCCCCTCCTTCTTATGAACTTGTGTTGGTTATGGTTCCCCTCACATACATTCTATTATTAATCATCTTAGTTCCATAGGAGGAAGCAAAGCCTCGACGTCCTACGAAGTCTTCAAGCATGATTAATTGAGTGGCGAATATTGGTAGGTAATCTCCTAGAACGTATCCAGCATCTATGAAAGAGCTTCCTTTGTAACCTACCAAATAGTCATTCTCTCCCATAAATGGGTTGAAGTATACTTTTAGACGTTTGTCCAAGGTACCAATGAATTGAGGTCCAGGTCCCATGATGTCTCCTGTACCTTCAAATCTGGGCGCTCCTATCGCAAACAGGACGTCCATACCTGTCTTACCTACCACAACCCAGTTACCTGTAGCTCTCTTGGTGTCTTGCGTAATGCGGGTACATGCTCTGCCTAACTCTGTAATGAAAGACTCATAATGCTCTTTCTGAGTCAGCGCTGCTGGGATGTATTGGTTCCAAGTAGAAGTGTTTCCTGCCTGACGGAACAGAGCACTAATAATATTTCCATCTCTTTGATGTCTGATCTCAGCTGTGCAAGCCTCTAGAACGGCATCATCAATGCTGATACCTTGAGACATCTCCAAGTCATAACTAGCATCAAACGCCCAAAGTGCGCTCAACTTGTGAGGTCTAGCTGTTATGATAGCTTCATCAACTTTCACAGTTACTTGACCCGACATAGCTGGGGCATATTCTAGATTGTAGCTATAGTTAGCTGCTAAATCCTCGGTAGCGGCTGTACTTAATTCAATCTCAAACTGCCCTGTTTCGTAGTTGATTGTTCCTACAGAAGAGCTAGCTTTCTTTAAGGTTCCATTGCCATCATCGGTGATCACATCTTCGCCTGAAGAGATGGTCACAGATCCTTTGCGGATAGGAATCCACTGGAAGAATCCTTCATACTCTGTCTCACCAGCTACACCAATCAACTCATCGTCAACTTGCTCGGAGTCGTAGTTGTTGTAACCAGCCGCTCCTGTAAATGGCGATAACATATTATCTCCAGCTTTGATGTTACCTTTATCTGAGCCATACAGGTAACGTAGGAAGAAGATTTGACCCAGCTTCTGGCTCAAAACTTGTACGCTAACCAGTTCGTCTGCAATAGAGGTTGGATACAGCGTGGAGATCATGTTAAATACGTGCCTGCGGAAAGGTCCTATGTCGTAAGCTTGTGTTGCCTCGTTCATTCTGAGAACTCTGTTAAGTTCTCTATCTACGTTTTCCATTGCTCTAGCAAGCATAAGTCTCTTGCCTCTGTCAGCTTTGTAGGAAGGGTCGTGCTTGCCTACAATATTCAACTTGCTTCCCCATTTGCTCTCAAGCATAGCTCTTTCTCTTACTCCCACAAGTTCCTCATAAGAGTTAACAACTCTGTTAGGGTTATTACTCATATTCTACACTCCTTTATTTACATTCTGAGAGATCTTTCAAGCATTCCTTCCAACATAGAATCTTCTGCGTTTGTTATTGAAGGTTTGATTCTAACTTCTGTCTGCTCTCTTTGAATCTCTTTCCTACTAAGTCGTTTCAACCGCTCCGCAATCACTTCAAGAGGCTCTTTCACCTCTTTAACTAATTCCCTTACCCTAAGTTCTGACATACCCGATAGGGCGGACAATGCTGTTATCTGAGCTGACTCCAAGGCAAGACTTAAACTTCTCTCGGCCTCTTTCTTCTTTTCCAGCTTTTCACTCAGCTCCAACACCTTTGACTCTAGATGTAAGTTTTTGGGTTCTGTTTGGGTTTGTGATTTTGTGAGCTTTTCAAGTCTTTCGTTTACTAACTTTAACTTAGAACTATTCTTTCTACTTTCCTTCAATAACACTTTTAACCTGTCAATCTCACGATCTTTTGACTCTAGCCTCTTTTGAAGTGCTTGCTTTCCCTGCTCGCTCTCTTCTAAACTCAGCTGGGTCGTTTTGATCGTTTCAATTACTGACGAGGGTAACCTAGTTTCCGTTATTATACGGGAAGATCGGCTCCTCTTCTTTTCTCTCTCCAAAGCCTTTTCGAGAGAATTTATCTTACGCTGAGATTGTTCAAGAAGGTCTCTAGCATTGTTGTCTTTCCTAGACAACAACTCGTCGACCTTACTAATCTGTTCAGCGAAGAATTCTGGGTTTATTGACTCTAGTAAAGATTTAGTCATGTTCAGTTCAGTGGAATTGTAGTTCTCCAACATAGAGTCTACGTTATCGTGTATTTTGGATTCCATGATGGGACTCAATCTCGCAGACTTAAATCCTGGTTCTGGGACTGCATCAAACGTAAAGAAAGTGTAATCTTCCTCGCACATCAACATGGAGCCATCATCTCTACTCATAGAGGTTCCCATAGCTCTTGCTGAAATGCCTATCGAGGATCCTACGTCTATCAAAGTCTTAAGTATCCTACCAACGGGTGTGTCCAGAACTGCGAACCTTCCCCACATATCGCAAGTACCGTCATCCTGATCCTCTATCCACAGCTTTTCTACAAGTAAAGCCACTTCTGTGTACTGCACCTCAAACCTATCTTGAGGGTGTCTACCCTCACCAAGTAAGGCTCTGTTTTCTATTAGATGAACCGTATCTGGGTTATTTAGTATTTTATTCTCCGCTAAAGATCTGGGATAGAATCGGTTATTCTCGTTTACTCTTTCAATCTCCATACAAGGGCCTTCAATCACAGCGAGTATCCCTTTAGGCCATGATTTGGTGTCGTTTGTTGGTTGTACGGATTCGAACTTCCTTATTAAAGTGTCGTTAAATCTTTGTTTCTTCACACTACCTACTCCTCTCTATCCCATAATTTTACATCTGGTGTTGGTGGTGGAGCCTCTGTGTAATCGGCGTATATATTTCGTTGAGTTAGGACTCCCAGTCTAACCAAATCTCTAACGATTACACTAATATGAAATGGTAGGACTCCTAGTACAGCATAAGCATGTTTACACAAGGTTCCTTTCAAGTTAGGGTTCCTCTTTGTTGGAGGTCTCAACTCTGGGACTAGACCTGACCCTAACTCCCAATTTATGTATTGCCACCCATAGTATAAAAAGGCGTGACAATTGCAATTTAACTTTATATCTCCAAATATAGCTAGGTTAACAACGTCTCTGTTAGTCATTGTTGTGTCTTTCTCTTGAAGTTGTATAGCTCTTTTAAGATCTAGAAGTTGTATCTTCTGTCTCCATTTCTTTGATGAGCCATAGGTTCCAGAGTTAGTTTGAAAGTACACAACCCCTAATTTATCTACCCCTTTAAAGGTCGGGATGAGATTTTGGTTTCTAGACTTCCATGCAGTCTGAGGCCACTGTGTGTCTCCTCTTAAGTCTTTAAGACTGTATTCCTGCATCTCTCCGGGTACTCTCCAACTTGTTGGCTCTTTCCCCTTCAGCAAGCGCTTTCGTTCTAGAATCGACGTGTTTCTGTAGGGTCGGTAAGGTTTCTTTATAAAACTGTTTAACATCTTCTTGGGTCACCTCACCCTCTAAAACACCCTGGAGAAGTTCTATCTGTCCTTTAATATCTAAGAACCTGTAAGCATGCAGAGAGTTATCCCGAGCTTCTAAAAAGGAGTGGGTTAGGACAGAACATATAGTTATAGACATTTGAAGTTCGTTTTGGTGTGAGGTGTACAGTCTGTGGAGGTCCTCAAAAACAAACTTCTTCTTCCTCTCTTCCAGAAAGGTGTCTGTAAACTCTTCACGAGAGGGTATCTCGTCCATTATAATTGAGTCTAGCTGCTTCTTTATGCTTTTAGCTAAGGTTACGTCCCCTTCCTGTTCAGCCAAAAACATTCTTTTATAAAGACTCTCCACGTTCGAGTATAGGACCTGGTTCACTTTTCTTCTCTCCTCCAAATAGCTCTCCGTATAGACGAGGTTCTCCATAAATCTCTTCTATAACAAACTTTAGTATTTTAGAGGCATCCGCTCTGTTGAGATTCTCTCCTTCTGGGTCCAATCTCTCTAACAACTCTAGAATTCTGTCTAGTCTTGCAAGACGCAACTCTTCACTTTCAACGGCTTCTGCATCCTCTGCTGTAGAGATCGTGGCCATATGCACTTCGTAATCAGGAGGGGTTATATTCTTCTCTGAACAATACCAATCAATCAGGTCTTTGACGCCCTCTTTAACTACAGTTTGAACTCTTTTGCAAGTTCGAGCATATCTGATATCTAACCTGGTAAGGGTTGTATCCCCTAAACCCCCAGGCATGTCTTCAGCTTGCCCTAAAAACTGTTTGGGGACTTTTAGAGCTCCGAAATATTGGTTATCGAAATGGTCTATGTCCAGTAAGGCTCTAACGTCAACGTCCCCTCCCGTAGTGTCTACTTTAACAGACCCTACTCCGTCTCTCATGGGAATGTAGACATTACCTCCTGTGGAGATAGGTGAGGACATTGAATCCAGAGTGCCTTTCTCTAAGTTTACACTTCTTTGTGAAGATATAGCGTTCCTAACTTCTTTGATTATCTTCTGGGTTTCTATAGAGTCTGCTTTGCCTACTTCTATACCAAATATCCTGTAGAACTGAGATCTGGATAGTCTGGATAGAATTAAAATGTTGTCGAGAAGTACCTTAGTTTTATATAGAGATCTAGCCGCTTCCAAAAAAGAGGTTCCATAACGGATGGTGTACTTTTTCTTCTCTACTAGATTAGACCCCTTTAGTTGAACTTCCACTTCAATTTTCTCTCTGTTCAGACCTTGATCTGCTATAAAGTGTATAAAATCCTTCTCCGACAAAAGCATCTCCGACACTCTTCTCGAAGAGAATCTATTTTCCTCAAACACGTAGTAACCTATTGGGTCTCCATACTGATAGAGATGGGCGACATATTTGGGAGATTCTATTTCAAAGAAACTTCCAGTCTTCTTTCCCGATTGTTTAAAATCCTCATCGGAATAGAAAGTGTTAACGTAACACTCACCAAAAGCTACTATATTTAAAGCTAGAGCAAATGCTTTCTTCTCTATTTCAAACTCATTCTGTAGGAATGCGTTTATCTTATCTTCAAAATCTTTATCTAGAGACTTGACCCATACAGTAGCTCCCGCCTTTTCATCTAACTGTGTTGAATCCTCGGCTATTAGCTCAGCCGCAGATAAAGTTATTCCATCTGTAAGCATTTCAGAGTATTCCTCTATCTTATCGGCTCTTTCTTGGGACAATTCTCTAACATTCCTGAGAAGTAGGAGGAATTCACTCTCGTTTAAGTCTTCAAATGACGAAGCTGAGGCGCCGGTCATTCCTGTCCTCTGCCCTCTTATAAATATACTCTCGAATATTCTCTTCACTCTGCTCACTTTAAATCTCCTTTCTCAAGGGAGGGAGACTTAAATGTTCCCCCCAAGGTTACAAACAGGTCCCGTATTCGCAACCAACATTCTCATCTCCCTCATAAACATAGATAGAGGGTGCTACCCCTGGTCCCTGTAATAAACGGGGGAAACGCCCTCTACCTCATAATTGCATCTAGTCTTAGACTACTAACTCCCAATCTTCTGACAACATATCTGTTTGGCTAGCTAACCAAGGTACCCTGCCTTTCGGAGCTTCTGGGTTATTGGTTTGTAGATTTGTCGTATCAATGTAAATGTAAGGATGGGTCATCTTACTCTTCTCGTCAGGTCTTTGCAACTCAATGAATATTCCTTTGCCGTTCCAACCTCGTCTAGCTACTTTCTTACCCTCTTTTA